TTATTATCATTTGGATCTTGTTTATACATTCTGTTCATTATATTCTCCTATTTCCAGGTATTTCGTTTAATCCAAATGTCACGATAGACATCTGAAATAACATCTCTAATTAATTTTCTAATTATTTCCATATCCTTTTTATCTAAACTCTCTTTAACAACAGAATAACCGAATACATTAGGTTTTTTATGCCCTTTTGTGAATCCGGCTTTTTTCTTTTTTCTACCATTTGTTTTTCTGAATGCACTTGGTGTTGAATATCCGTCAGCATCAGCAGTAACAGTTATTTCTTCCAATTCATCTTCATCATCTTCAATTGGTTTTTCATATCCAGGTGCACCATCAGTACCAGAAATTTCTTCTACATCATCTTCATCATGGTATTCACCACAATTATCATTAATGTACTGTCGTATTAGTTCTCTTAATTTATTTTCTTCCACTATTTTTCAGTTCCTTTAACAATTCATAGTATCTCATCATTTGAACAACAACTTCATCTTTAACACTCTGTGAATTTCCTATATCACAAAATTTATCAATTGAATTGATTGCTTCTTTCAATTTGATTTTAACGACTTTATCTGTAAGGTGTTTTGAGTTAGATTTTAACTCTTTCTTCAATCGTGGAATTTCATTTTCAATGTATTCTTTAAGTGAACTTGTATTGGAAACATTGTTGATATATGTTTTTAGGAGGTCCTTTTGTGGGGAGTTTAATTTTGAATACTTTTGATTAAATCTTTCAAGTAAAGATTTATATGTAAGTATCCTCAAATCTTCATCATCTGGAAGAACATTTTCAGATAATTTAATTGATTTATTTTTTGTTGTTATATGTTCTACAAGATTGAAGTGTGATTCTGTCTTATCTTCAGGAGACAATGAATCATCATATTCAAATAATTTATATGCTGATGCATATGTTTTATAGTTATCAACTTTAGATGAAATGAATTTTTGTAAATTATATCACTTTCCAATTTCTTTAATCAAATTGTATTTCTCTCGTTTTAAGATGGAGTTATTTAACTTCCGCCTTTCATTAATTACTTCATTAATGAAATAATCAGCTTTCTTATCATTATTAAATTTTTTATTAATAATAACGTTATATAATGCTAATTCTTTACCTAACTCGGTGTTCTCATTGAATTTTTTCTTTACAATAGTAACAGCTTTACTATCATCAATCTTGTTTAAGACATCTGAAGTAATCTGTCGTAATAAAAACTCAAAAAGAAGCCCAGAATTTCGTAATTTATTGTGTTTCACTTTACGCATAATCACATCTCCGTTTGATTTCAACAATGTATAGTTTTTCATATATAAATATAAAGTTTTTATTATTTATTGTGGTTTTATTCATCAATTATGTTATCCTCACTTAAAATACTTTTGTTTTTTATATTTTTAAATCTTTGTTTTAATTGGTTTAACAATCCTTCTGATTTGACGATTGTAGCTCCCTTTCCTGGTGCTAATGGTGAACCACCTTTGAACTCTCTCTTACCGTATCGTTCTCGTTCATATTTAGTAGCGTCTTTTAAATCATCAACATCATATTCATTACCATATTCTTTTTTACCAGTTCCACTTTTTCTATCACCACCCCAAGAAGCTTTACGGTATGTTTCTAAATCGTCATCATCTTCTGCCTTTTCACCACTTTCAGCCGGATCATTACCCTCATCTTCAATTTGTGTAAATCTGAAATCTTGTTTTCTATCTTCAATAACACCACCAAACACTTTTTCTTTTTCGTGTTGATTGAATTCAAAGATATTATCATAAATCCATTCCCTTGATAAGAGTTTATTTTCAATTAAACTATTGGCAATATCGACTTGTTGTGTTAATAATTCAAGCTTCTCTTGTTCGTGAATCATTGATGGTGTTGTTAATTCTAAATCAAATTGAATAAGGTCAGCATCATCAAATCCTTGTGCAAATAAATGAATGATAGCAATTTTTGATAATTCAGCAACAACAATCTTTTGTATCCTTTCAATTGTTCTAGAGAATCTAACATCTTCTGCTGCTAATGTTGCTTTACTTCCAACACCTTCTTCGTAAGTTAAAAATGCTCTTGGTATTTTAAGGGCTGCCATCATTTTATCTCTAATATATTCTATATCTTCAATAGCACCTTCGTTTGATAATCCTTGTAAAGTATCAATCTCTGTTCCACTATCTGAACCACGAACTGGCAACCAATAATCTTCTGTGGTTGATTCAATGTTATATCTTAAATTGTAATCACCTGTATCTTGATCAATAACTGGTATTTTTTTCATTTTAGCAATCATTTTGTTCATAAACCCTTCCACTTCATTTGGTGGAATGTTTCCAATATCAATTTTGAATATTCTTTTTTCTGGAGCTCTCATAATTCTATGAATTAACATAGCATCTTCCATTAGAGTTAATTGTTTGAATGTTCTTCTTGCACCTTCCAACATTGATTTACCATAAGGAAGATAATTTGAATCTGAAATTAGTCTGAAATGTGCTATTTCATAATTTTCTTTAAGATTTTTCTTATCACCATCAACTTCAAATTGAACCAATTTTGATTTTTCAGGGTCGTGGTTTTCCATCCTAAATACTTCATATGGTGATAGTGGTTTTACATTCACAATACCATATTTATCAACAATATCTAATTGTAAGAAGAAATCACCGTATTTTGTTAAATTTCTTAACCAAGACCATAGATTAAATTCAATGTTAATTATATCATAGAATAAACTATGTAATACATCATGAACTTTGTGGTTGTCCGTTTTAATTTTTAGAATTTGTCCCTCAACATTATCAATTGTTGATTCATCTGAATAAATGTCAAGTGCTGATGATATAATAGGGTCAGCATCCATCAATTCATAATCTCTAAACAATTCATTTCTAGCAACTTCATACGCACTTCTTTGATTTTGTTGTCCCGCCCAAGTCATTTGTTTATGACCACCCAACATTCTTGTATATCTATCAATGAAGTTATTTGTTAAAGTTGTTGCTTGTCCGAAATTTACATCTTTAACTTTAAGTTGTCCACTATCAGTTTTTCTAACAATTACATTTGATTGAAACAACTTCCCCAATCTTGTTAATATGTTTTCATTATTTGCCATTATTTACCTCTTATTTATTTTAATAATCATGTTAAATCTTCCCTTTCACCACCAACTTCCATTTCATATGGATTATTCTTCGGTTTTCCAGGTGTACCAAATTGGAATCCTTGACTGAAATCTGTATTTCCATTTGAACCCAACATTGAATTCATCATAGCTCTTTGGTGATCATCTTTGTCTTTCTTTAATCTTAATGCCGTATCTCTTACCCACATAGCAATAGCATAAGACATCACAACATCATCATTATAACCTTTCATTGCTTCTGGCTTAGAATTGTGGTAGATAAATACAAATAATTCTTCAATCAATCTTTCTGATTTTAGTATAACCATTTTTTCTCTTGTATATTCTTCCATTTTAGCAATGATTAGTGGTCTTGTTTTTACTGTTGTTGAAAATCCAGGCACCATTTGTTTATCTTGCTGTCGGTATTTGTTATTTACCATTTGGTGTTCTAAATCAACAACCTGTAAATCTTTGGACATATAGAATAAGTTCTTATATCCTCTATCAATTACTGTTTGAATTGTAGCCCAACCAATATTATTGTTCTCAATCACAAGTAAAGCATCATTATATTTTGTAGATAACTCAATTAAGAAGTTTCCATATTCAGTTGTTCCCAATAAACCTTTATATTCTGCTACTTGCTTCATACTATCAACTTCAAATACTTGTGTTGCTGAAAAGTCAGAACCATCACCACGAGCAACATCAGCAACCACAATATACTCTTTGGTATAATCTGGATATTCTCATATCCATAAGTTTTTATCTAAACCTGCCCTTTCGGTTGGTTCTTGAACTTGATTTTCTTTATACCACTGTAAAACAATTGGGTCAACTACCGATTCACCCGATGTAAGAAAATCAGCATCACAATTGTGACTAACAATATCATCTACATTAAAAATATTATCATTACCAACACCAATAATATCATATAATTCTATATTATCATTAATTAATTGTATATTTTTAACATACATACCATCATCCACTGAATCAATTTTGCATCCTGGATATAATTCGTAAGCATATATTTCAATACCATCCAATACAAATCGATGTTCAATAGAACACTTTATCATCTTTCCAGTATTCAATTCAATCTCAAAATATTTATCTTTTTGAAGTTTTTTTATACCATCAAAATTATTAAATCCATTTGGTGTTAATATTTCGTATTTAATGTTATTTATCATTTTTACCAAATAAATTTCTATATTGTTCAGTTGTCATTGAATGTTTAGATTTCAAGTGTTGAAATAATTGTTTTGCTTCATAATCACATAATTTACATTTTAGTTTATCCATTATATAATTCTCCATACAATTCGCCCAATGTTATCTCTTTAATTTCTCTTGTATTTATATCTCTAACTGTAATTTTACTGTTTTCCCATAAACATTCTTGAGCCGCTTTTGTCGGTCCTAATATTCTATCTTGTTCATCTCTCCAAACTTGGTCTCTTTCTGGATGAATAGACCAATGAAGTTTGATTGAATTGAAATTATTCGTCTTTTCAATAGAATCATTCCAAGTTTTATGAAACCAATTACCAACACCATTGGGTGTAGATAGAGCAATACAATCACCACCAGTAGCCAATGTTTGCTGGGCCGCTGTCCATATATCATCGATATACATAATGAAAGCCGCTTCATCAATAATCAGAAGTGATAACGCTTCTGAACGACCAGCTTCGGGTGTTGCTGATACTGCTTTAATCTGTGAACCATTCATAAACCTCAATGAAAGTTTATTGTCTTCATCCAGTTGAACTTTCAACCACGCAGGTAATCCATGATACATCACTCTTACTTTTGTTACGAGGTTTTTAGCAGTATCTTTATCTTTAGCAATAACCAATACATTTTTATCAGCATTGAATAACATCATCCATAACGCATATCCAGCAGTTAATGTGGATATACCCAACTGTCGTGATTTAAGAATAACATTATATGAATTGTCTTTGAAATCAGTTAACATACCTTCTTGATAATCATATAAATCAAACTTAATCTTACCACGCATTGGGTGTTGGATTGTACAATACTTTCTCATAAAATGAACTGGGTCACCGGCACATTTTAGATACTCTCTTTGTATTGCTAATTTGATATTACTCTGTGATTGGTTTGACATTTTGATTAATTTATCTCAAATAATTTATTACACAAATCAATTAACTCGGTTTCATTCAAAAGTGGGGTGTGTGTTGTTTTATTTCCTTGATTATCAATAGAAATTGTATTAATTTCATTCATTACTTCTAAACACTGATTAACATCTTTACTTTTAATTTTTTGTCTAATCTGTTTTTTAGTAAATTTAGGTTTTATTGTTGTTTTATTATCTTCTGGCATAATTAATTCCTACTTCAAGTTTCCTGCTAAACTAACTGATACTGATGTAAATAAAATACCCAGTCCAAACCAAATGTATTTATGTTCCCACCATTTTGGTTTAACTTCTTCAATTATTTCATCTTTCAATTGTAATTGATGTTCATATTGATTAAATACTAAACTATCATTTTGGATTATTTGAATATAATCATCAATTTGACTTTCTAAATTGCCAATGATTAAAGTATTCAAACTATCCGCTTGTTCAAGTTCTTGTATTGATTGATACAATGTTTGAACTTCTTCCTCTGTAAATTCATAAGTTACTTGAGGAAAGATAATTGAAAAGATTAGTAATATTGATATAATTTTCTTCATTTATTTATTATCCTTATTTTTCTCTTTTTTCTCCCTTAACACTTGAATTTTTGATTTTGGTTTTTCACCACGAGCCACTTGTTTTCTATATCGTTCTACATGTTTCTTATTTTTTATATCTAAAACTTCTTGCATTTCGTGTCTCGACAATACATCATAAGAAGGTATATAATGAAAATGTTGGTCATCACCTGATTTTTCAACATTTCATTTATGAATTTTATGGATGTGGTCTGAACCAACTGTTGTACCGTTCCCTTTGGTTGATATATTATATTTATGAACATGACCCATATTTAATGAAGTAACACCTCTTTTTGGTATTCCCGCTATTCTTTTTCCAGTACCTTTTAATTCATGTTCCAAGAATTTTCTAGCGTTTGCGGACGCTTGTTTAACTTGTCTTTTTCTTCTTAACTTTTCTTCCGAATCCAATCCCATAAATTTTATCCTCTATTTTTATTTTTAGTATATTTCTTTAGAAATTCGGCCGCATCTTTTGAACTTTTTTTATCGGCTTTGATGTTGTCTTTTTGTTTTTTGATTTCTTTAAGAACTTTCTCTTTATTTTTAAGAGTTTTCTTGATGGCATCATTTTCTTTTTTCTTACCTTTGACAACATCTTTTGAAGATTTTATTTTATCATTCAATTCTTTTACTTTTTTGTTTTCTTTTGGTATAAACATAGCCAATATACCACCAATTAAAGCAAATAAACCAAATATCCATTTTATTATCTTCATAATTCTACTTCTTCTTTGAATAATGTTCACCTACATTAGAACCAGCATAGATTGCGAACACCCATTTAATGAATTCAGCCCAACTTACAAAGTCAGCCTTACCTAACCCCACAAATACAACTGATGTTGTGAATAATACAGTTGCCGCTATTAGTTTTCTAGATTTAAGATTCATCATATCTTCTCTCCCAATTAAGAATTTTTCTTTATAGTTATTTCAAGTTCATTGTCAGCCAATGTATTGGCTATTGTTTTATCATTCCATTTATTTTCATCATTCATTCGTTTCAAATCAGCAACTTCTTCCATCACAGTTTCCCATTTTTTCTTTTCTTGATCCATCACCCATTCTTCCCACTTACCTTTTGCCTTCAAATCTACTTCAAAATTTAATTGGCAATAATAACATCTACCCATTCGTTTACAAGTATCCTTATCTCTACTTGAAGTTAATCCTTTTTTACAGTCTTTACATTGATATGTAAAAATACCAATATTTCCCATTTTTGTTATTTTACTTCGGTATCCTTTTTTCTGTTCCCACTCAACACCTTCAGAATCAAACCACCTTTCACCGATTTCTCTTTTCTTTTCAGCTTCACCGATGTATCCAGATTGAAGTTTACCACCATAAGTTCCATCTACCATTGATTGAACTTTTTCTAAATTTTTACTTTGTTTTTTTGCCATATTTATCCTATATTTTTCTTATATATAAATATATAAAAATTAAATTAAACCATTAAAAAGTAACTAACCCAGTTATCTGATTAATAGGCGCAAATGCACCTGTAAACTTGTAAATGTTACCCTTATATTTAAATACTATTCCTTCTGATGGTACAATTGCATCAAATCCACCAATAGCATTTAATCTATCCAATTGAATCTTTAATGAGTTTAATTTTTTCAAATCACCACCTTTTTTAACATCTGATACTGCTTTTGTTAATCTATCTTTAATACCTTTTGTTGCTTTATTTGGATTAACTGCTATAAATCCTTTAACATTTTTAAGAATTTCGGCACCCACTTCAAAAAATAATGTTTCAAATGGTTTCATATTCTGTTTAACCCACCGAGAATGATCTTGTTTATCAAATGATAATACCCAATCCAAAAATTCTTCATTATTAATTTCTTTTTTCATCATTGGAATTTTATATGATTTATCAAAGAAAGCCCATCGTTTTGTTAATCCAACCAATACACTATTTGGTAATTTGTAATTAAATTGTTTAGCCCCATTATAAATAAATTCTTCCCAAAAACTCTGATGATACATAGATAAAGTATCTGAATCTTTTAACCCAAATTCATTTCGTAATTTAGATAATCTTGCTAAAAATTTAGGTTTAAGTTTTCCAAAATCTTGATGTTTCGGAACATCTAAAAAGTTTGGTTTTCCTATTGAATATTTTTTCTGAATATGTGCGTTGATTTGTTTAATCATACCTCTTAATATACTAGCACTTCCTTTTACTTCACCGACAACCTTACCACTATCATCATATTTTAAAGCACCGTGAAATATAAGTGTAGCAACATCATAATCAATCATATTTGCCGAAGCCGGCCACATAACTTCCAAATTCATCCAATGTTGCCCTTCATTGAATATCTTATCTTTCTGTTTTTGTGATAACCCTTTGATAGCCTTTTGTAAATCTACAACAGCAAATCCAAATGCATCTGATATTGCACCCCTACCTTTGAATTTAGCTTTTGTTCCTTTTACATCTAACGCGTTCTGTCCAAAGTTTTTAAGATGTCCTTTGTTTCTCGCTACAATAAGTTTATCATTCTTCCAACTTATCATAAGATTTTGACCATCTAATTTTTCTGTAACATTATCTTCACGATTAAGTTGTCCACCCAAACCTAGTTCGATAATCTTTTTCAAATCACCAAATGTTAAGTCTTTATCATCAAATGGGTGAGCCATATGGCCATATGCCCCACCCTCTGTAATGATTTGTGCTTTCCACCAATCTTTTGTAAAACTTTCTTTTACTTCTTCAGGTTCTTCTTCTTTTGAAACTTTTTGTGTTGGTTTTGAATCTTTAACGACAATTTCTTTTTCATCTTCCATAAAGTCTAAAAACTTCCAACCAACAATACTCGCAACTCTATTGATGTGGTTTGCCCATTTATTCCAAGCCTTTGTCCCCACATATTCTTCTTGGTGATTTGGTGATTTACCTGTTCCAACACCAGCTGGAAGATATGTTACTGAATTAATTGGTCCGTCTGGATAATGTCTTCGTAATGTTTTAAACATCACATTATCTTTCATTATAAATCCAATTACTTCATATCCAAGTTCTTTAGCTCTATCAGTTGAATGTTTTTTATAATTTTTATAATCTACATAAAATGTTCCAGGTCCATCATCAACTTGCCCGTTGAGTGTTGAAGTTGATTCGTTAATTATTTCACCCATATCAATCGTTGTTAGAAATTCTTCTATGGTTTCATCAAATATATTTGGTTTCTTTGGTATCCTAAATCTCATTGCTGATTTCCCATTGATAAGTAAATCACCCTTTTCATTCCAATCAATTGTTTTGACAACAACTTTTTTGTTTTTGAATTTTCCCATCATTACTGTATCACCAATTTCTATTGGTAAATCAACTCCCTCTTTAATTTTTTTACTTGTATCTGTTTTAAGAAAAGGACCTCTTCTCAATGTTTTAAATGTAACGGGTGTTATCATACCAAATAATTTTTTTGGTGATAAAACTTTTAATGTTACCATTCCAGTTCTGTTATCAATCTTAATTGTTTCAAAATCTATTTCTTTCCATTTCTTACCCTTTAATTTAAGATTTTTACCAGTTATAAATTTTTCAACTTTACTACCCTTTACTGCAAAAGCTTCAACAGCAAACTTTTTATTTGATGATTTAAAGTTTTTCTTTCTCATAATGGTTTTAGCTCTTAATTCTAATTCAGTTCCATTCCAATGTAATACAAATGGAATATTAACATCAGTTGTCATATCTTTCATAAGAGCTTGAACACCTTTACCAAGATTTGATATTTGTTTTCCGTATTTCTTATATTCTTTTCTAAAAATTTTGATGACTTCGGCGGATGATATTGGTTTTTTATTTCTTTTGTCGTTTACTCTATCTAAAAAGTGTCTTGTAAATTCGACATCTATTCCTACTTTCCCCCAAAGTTTATCTAAATACTTTTCAACTTGTGATAATTGACCAGATGATATATCTTCATTCAGTTTCCCTTCAAATAATTTCTTAAACTTACCAACCATCATATTAAAAACATTTTTATCATAATAACCAAACATCTTTTTAAATAATTTTATTCTTGCTTCATCATCAATCTTTGATGAACCAAGTAGTTCTCTCATTGCAGTTCCACTAACTTCTTTTCCTCCTACTGATATTGATACATGAGGTGCGGTTAGAATGTACCCATGCTCTTTATATCCTTTTAAATTATTTTTATTCTTTTTATATTCTTGAAAATAAGATGGTTTACCTGATTTTAATGTATAAACAAATTGTTTCATTCTTTCCATATCTTTGACACCGAAAAGATAAACTACTGCGGTTGTTTTTTCATCATATTTTTTCAATATACTATCTGCCACATAAGGTCTCTTTTCTTGAACTATTTTATTTTTTGATACTCCCATTTTAGTCATATGTTTAACTTTTTCTTTAAAATTCATTGGGTGTCTTGGTGGTTTTTTTATATTGGAAGTAGTTATAAAAGCAACATCTACTTGTTTTTCTAACCACTTATATGTTTTATAGTGATGTGGTCCAAATGGTTGATAACGTCCAGGATATATTCCTACCACCTTTTTGATGTTAGAATTTGCCTCTAATATAGGTTTTATTATTTCTTCTACAAGTTTGTTCATCTTATAATTTTACTCCAAATCCAACTTTAAATTGGAAATCTTCTTTTTCATTATAGTAATCATGTTTATATAACCCAAATACATTGAATTTATCACCAAACCATTTTTTCACTTCACTCTTAATACTATAAATATCAGTATCATATAAATTTGTCTTAATTGACAACTTAACATTATATTCTAAATCATCTTTTTTTAGTTTTTTTGTAAATGATGTAGCAAATAAAGTATTATCTTCTTTTACTGATACACCAACTTTGAATCCACTATGATGATTCAATCCTAAATTGTGTGTTATATAAGATATGTCTTTTGATTGTTTATCTACATAATCCATACCTGCATAGAAATTATCTACAATGTAAGTAAATCCAAATATATCATCAATATATTTCTCACCCAATTCTCTTTCCCAATCTCTTTTAATGTTATATGTAAAATCACCATCATTATCTTCAGCTTTTACTGAAAATTCATAATCTAATGGTTTTGTTGCATCATTCGGTGTTCTTACACTAAAAGATGTTGAAAGTATTGTTGCTAATAGTAAATTTGTTATCATTATTACATTTCCCCTGGACTAATTGATGAAGTATGTTCATTCCACATCCAATCACCAATGAAACTATATGCTTTATCATTAGTGTCGGGGTGAGGATGGAATGCTATCTTTTCCGTGTTTTTTTCTGTATTTTTGTATTTGTGTTGCTGTTCTTCCATATTTTTTACACCATTCCCTTAATCGTTTTTTTAACATCTTTCGCTCTTTTGCTTTTCTGCTTGGCATTATTAATAAGTTCCGTTTCCACCACAATGGTCACAAGTTTTATCATCTTTGTCCAAACCTGAACCCTTACATTTTTCACATACTTCTGGTTTAGTTTCCAACTCTACTACTTCCTCTTTTTTAATATTCTTTGTTTCTTTATCCAAGCTTTCCCAATTGGATTTTTTGTGGGTTTGTTAACAAATCCACCAATACCTTTTTTCATTAAATCATTAAACCTTTTCATAATAGCTTCTTTATCAGGGAGTTTATCATTATTTTTAATAAATTGTATATTTTTCCCAAATAATGATTTAAATGACTTTTTATTGTTCATAGTTGCTTTCCAGCCATTTTCAACTATTTCTGGTTTTAATATTCTCTTCCTTTCTTTATTTCTTTGTTGTGCTATTTCTAAATCAGTTTCAATAAAAACCATATAAGTATCATACCCAAGCTCTTCCAATTCTTTTTTTTGTTTCTTTACTTTATTTAAATTGCCACCTGTACTGTCAATTATGACTCCTAATCTACTTTTTTTATATATTTCTAATCTATCTTTTGTGAGTTCTTTTGCTCTACCTCTCATTCCAGAATAATCTTCATAGTCTGGGTCAGTGAGTTGTTTAAAAAGTTCATCAGGCATACCATCTAAATCAATTCCAAAACCATATTTCTTCAACATCCTCTCCAATTCTGCATCTGAATTTATTACTTTCATACCATAACCAAATGATGATGCTATTTTCTCTGGTACGCCAAATAAGTTTTGAGTGATAAAAGATTTTCCACTTCCAGGCCCACC